AGTTCCAACTTCTGTATAGTTTTGAATTGCTGTTGTAAGTGTTGAATATGTAAATCCTGCCATTATGCACTAAGAGTTACTGGTCCGATTGAGACTGGAAACCCTCCTCCTTTCACACTACCTGCTGTTGCAGTGTTTGTGTTAACTGTAAAATAAAACCAATCTGTTGTAAAATCCGTGTCTCTATCACCGCTAACATACTTTCCTGTAGTAATAGCATAACCTGAGGCATATGCAATATTTGATCCTGCTATGCCATCAAAGGATGCTGGATTTGCATAATCTCCTGCAATTGTTGGCGTTCCTCTAAATCTATAAGTATCTCCACTCGTTAATCCATGATTTGGAGTATTAACGTTAATTACGCTTGATGAAGCAGCATACGTGGTAAACGGATCATGGATCAATAATGATGCGACATCTTTTTCTGTTCTATCTGTTCTTACATTTTCCAATGCTTGAGGATCAGCTCCATGTGGTCTTGGATCTAATTGTGGTTGTTTGTCTTCATACTCAGATTTATGAACAAACATTCCATTCCATTCTTTAACCATTTCACTGTATGGAAATTCCATACCTGATCTGTCTGATATTGCTTTTGCGTATTTTCCTCTTGCGTATGCCATTATATATTCGGATAATAATTCTTCGGGGTTATATAAGTGCTAGCATCAGACCCGTCTTCTGATAAAGCACGTGCTAATTCGTCTTCGTAATACAATTTTAATTCCTGACTTCTTTGTGGAGCATACTTTTGACTTAAATAAAATGCTAATCCTGATGTCATGCTCGGTATAAATCTATAAGGAGTATCAGATGCATCAGTGTATGTTGCATCAGCATCCTGAATTCTTTTTACAAAGAAAATATGTATATGTTTAGCAGCAGCTGTAGAATCAGCTGTTGGATAAATAGTAACAGTCGTTTTATCTATCAATCGTTGAACAAAATATTGAGCGGGAGTTCCTTTAGATACTTTATTAGCTAAAGCAGAATACGTAGATCTGGTTATTTTTGTTAAGGCAGAATCAGATTGACCTGTATCTGTTCTATCGGTTCTGAGTGTAGCTTCCAAAACATCTGATAAACCATAAGTAGAAGTTCCACTTGTTCCACCTACAGTAACAGAACTAGTTCCGTCATCTGATTCTCTATAAAAAGTGTAAGTAGCTTGACCTTCAATAAGATCAATATCTGTATCTCCTATTTCCCAATAGTGCAAACCTCTATTGCCCCATTCTTGAAAAAGAATATTTAAAGTTCTTCTTGCTGTTTTTAATTGATATCCTGAAACAGATTGTAGACCAATCCGCTCGTAAGCATCTTCTATAATTTCATCAACAGCGAAAGTCTTGTCAAAAGTAACTGTTCCAGAAGTAGTATTAGCCATATGCTACTCCTATGCGTCAGAATATAATTTTTTGAATTCTGCTACAACCGTATACATGTTCCCAGAATCAGCGGCACCTGGAACAACAAAGTTTACGTCGCTTTGATTACTGTTAGAAGATTTATCTGTTTTAATTCCACCGAATTCTCTAAAATCCCAATAGCCTGATCCTGTTAAACCTATAATTGGAATATCCCCATCTGAATCTTCTTCATCTAAACGTGCGAATGAATCAAAACCATTACCTGGGGAACTAGAAAACCATACTCTTTGTAAGACAAGGTGTACACAAGAAGAACCTTCAAAGTTTTTTGCCATTGCTGAGACATCACCAAAAACTGTTGTTCCGCCGTTTCCGTCTGATTCATTTACTATTTTAATAACAACTCTTTTATCGTTTTCCTGTAAAATATCTGGTCCTTGTACTGCGTCTGCCATAATCCCTCCTTAATCAAGATTACTAGATGGGGCCGAAGCCCCATCTTAAAGTTTATATATTATTCAAATATTAGTCTACTTATTGCACAATAGCTAACATCTAGTGCTGCTGCTGCACCATCGTTTGCTTCAATTCCAATGTATGGAATTAAATCCACATCGTTAGTTATAGCTGCTGATTTATCGTTTCCTTCAACAACCGCTGTACCACCTGTACTGCCAGATGTACCTGTAATGTTGTATTGAACACCATTTACAAACATTGACAGTTTTCTGTTACTATCAGACGATATTTTCAAATGATAGTTTGTACTTGCCGCTACTGTGATAGGTAATCTACTAATATAATCAGTACCACCAATACTATGAACAAAGTGTAGTAAAGTAAAATCAGTCATTGCCTGACCAGAATTATCCGCATCCGTTAAGAATGTGAAATATGCTTGTTCAGTATCAGTTGCAACTTCTGGAACATTGGTTTTTTTCAACCCTGCCCAAATATTTTGATTATCAATAGCCGCACTTGTTCTGATGCAGCTTCCCACGTAACTTGATTTTCAGTACCCCACTTGACACCTGTCCAAGCTGTTTGACCACTGTCTAAGTGTGGTAATAAAATCGCTTGGTCTTGGTCAGCACCTGCTGTTGTCAGCGTAACTGCTGCAACAGTAGCATTTCTAGTAGCTAGTGCTGTTGTCATGTTAGTACCTAATACTTCAAAGTTAACGTTTTTACCTACTGCTGTTGAACCAGCTTTGAAAACTTTAACATACAATGTTCCAGATCCAAGGTTTATGTCGCCACCTGTGAAGTTTCCTAAAACAACTGTAACTGTGTCTCCTGCTGTTACTGATGCTGTTATAGTTAAGTCAGTTACATCAATACTCATTGTTGCAACAGCAAAGTCTCCTAGTGCTGCGCCTGTAACTGTTACGTCTTCTGCTGCTTCATTGCCGTCATCTATGCTGCCCCAGTCTTTTGTTTCTGAGCCTTGTAGGTAAGCGTTAAGAGCAGGAAGTTTATTAAAATACTCTTCAAGATAATATCTTCGAGAGTCTTTCAATCCGTCACCGACCGTTCGATCAGAGACTAGTCCTGTGGATGCAGCTTTACTGATAACTTTAAAATTATTCTCAGATCGTACTGCTCCATTAAATGTAGTGTTTGCCATAATTATATCCTCCTAGTTTGCGAACGTAGTCTCTAGGCCGTCGACTATACGCGTCTACGTTCTAATTAATTTATATAGTGATTAATCTATACCCCAAATTTAAATTTGGCGCAAGTGATCTTGTAGTAAAAAGTTGATTTTTGATAGCGCTTAAGTGGCTATCGAAACTTCGGGCTTGGACTCTGTTACTCTAGTTTCACGAGCTGCTTCTTCAAACTCTTCAGCAACAATTCTTTAACAATTTCCTGAATTTTTTTGTCGATATATCCCATATTTATATTATATCTGCCCTCCTTCAGGTGCTCTTGATGCCACTCGAGTTCCAAGGACCGTTTCATAGTGTATAGGTCTTGAGTCATTTATAACCTCCTCATAGGTTATCCATTTCCTCCTAAATGAATCACTAAATCCATCTTTTTCCCACTTTACATCTTTTTGTCCTACTTTGTCAAGTATTGCTTTCTCAATAGCTATAGCATTATCCTCTGCTGATATTTGAAAATCAGCAGCATAATCATAAGCTTTAATTTGAATTCTAAATTTTTTCACAAGTCTCACCTTATATGAAAAATGGGGCGATTTTAAGGCCGCCCCATTTAATTAGTTATTACGCACCTTCAACGCCGAAGATACCTCTATAGTCGGATACTCCAAATGAGTATCTTTCTCTAGCTTTGTATCTAACGTTGCCAGTATCGAAATCACCTTCCATAGCAGTTTTTAAAGCTGCTCTTTGGAACATTTTCATACCATTAGGCACATCAGTAATAATATACCAACTGTCAGTATCAGTTAAGAAATTATTCACTCTATATCCTTGAGGAACCATTCCCATTGATGCTACAGCGTTGATATCATTATCTGCTGTTCCAGTTCTACCTTGAGATTTCATCAATCTCTCAGCGTTGAACTGATTAGCTGAAGGGATAATCATTTTCACCCCTCTAGCTGCCACTCTCAATCCACGTTCATCAGTCATTCCAGCAATGTCGATTAGACCCTGCTCTAATGAAGTTTCATTCAAGTCTGCTTGCGTAGTTAAAGTATTTTTAACTGCTGTTCCACTAATTGTTGTGTGATTAGTAGAAAACAGAGAAACGCCGTCACCCGCATTGAATGTTGCCACTGAGGACAAACCATTATTCAATGGTGTTACCGCTTTTACTTGTTTCGCATTAGACATAGATCTTGCTAAAGCTTTTGTGTATCTAGAAGCAATTCTATCGTAGAGATTATCTTCGATAGCTTCTTCTGTGATTGCAAATGCTAAAGCAATTGTGTCGTGAGTATAACGAGCTGTGTAGGTTTCTTGCGCTTCATCGAAAGAAACACCTGAACCTTCAGCTTTTACTTGTGCGTTAGCGAATCCAGATAACATAACTTCCTCTTCGAAAGCTCTGTCACTTGATTCAGTAGTATAAATTTCAGCGTGCTGATTTTCATACCGTTTGTACTCCAGGCCAAATAGTGCATTCAAACCTGGTTCTAGTTCTTTGACAAGTTGTTGTCGTGATATTGCCATAATTTATATCCTATGTACTGTAGTTGTAATAAATATGCTCATTGAATTTTACAATCCAATTAGCATTAGCACTCCC